TCAAGCCGCGCGACGGGAGAAGCCGGTCGCCCTGTCCTCGAAGCGGAACTGTTCCAGCAGCTGGAAGAGCGCGTTGGCCTCTTCGGCGAGGCCATGGCTCGCGGCCGTCTGTTCCTCGACCATGGCAGCATTCTTCTGCGTGCTCTGGTCGACGCTGTTGATCGACTGGTTGATGCCGCCGAGCGCCAGCGACTGCTCGCGGGCGGCATCGACGATGGCGACGATGTCCTGGTTGATCTCCTGCACGTGGCCGGCGATCTCCTGCAGAGCTTCGCCAGCCTTGCTGACAAGCGACACGCCGCTGCTGACATGGGTGCCCGACGCGGTGATCAGCGTCTTGATTTCCTTGGCAGCTGCCGCAGAACGCTGTGCCAGTTCGCGCACTTCCTGCGCGACGACCGCAAAGCCCTTGCCGGCTTCGCCTGCGCGCGCCGCCTCAACGCCGGCATTCAGCGCCAAGAGGTTGGTCTGGAAGGCGATCTCGTCGATCACGCCGATGATGCTGGAGATCTCCCGCGACGACTGGTCGATCTTGTCCATGGCCGTGATGGCTTCGCGGACGATCTCGCCGGAATGATCCGCATGGGCCTTGGCGCGTCCGACCAGACGGCCCGAATCCTCGGCGCGGCGGCTGGAATCCTTCACCGTGGTGGTGATTTCCTCCAGTGCTGCCGCGGTTTCCTCGACAGAGGCTGCCTGCTGCTCGGTGCGGCGTGCCAGATCGTCGGCGGCGGTGCGGATCTCATGGGCGCCGGACGAGATCGCCTGGGCGTTGAGGCGCACCGTGTGCATGGCGTCCTTGAGGCGGGTGGAGGCGGCGTTGAAGTCCTGGCGCAGCCTGTCCAGCGAGGGAATGAAGGGCCTGTCGATCGACTGCGACAGGTCGCCATGGGCAAGGTTGTTGAGACAGCTGGCGAGCTGCTCGACGTTCTCGACCCGGCACGTCACGTCGGTGGCGAACTTGACGACCTTGATCACCCGGCCCTTGAGGTCGAAGACGGGATTGTAGGAAGCCTGGATGAAGACCGGGCGGCCACCCTTGCCGACGCGCTTGAACTCGTCGGCGATGAACTCGCCGGCGTTCAGTTTCTGCCAGAATTCGCGGTATTCGGCGGAATTGGCCTGAGCCGGTTCGATGAACATGCTGTGGTGACGGCCGGCGATTTCCTGAAGGGAATAGCCCATCGCCGAGAGAAAGTTCTCGTTGGCGGAGAGGATGGTGCCGTCCGGCTTGAACTCGATGGAGGCCTGGGCGCGGTTGACGGCGTCGATCTTGGCACCGCTATCGATGGCGCGCAGTTTGGTCTCGCTGATGTCATTGGCGAATTTCACAATTCGCACGACCTTGCCGGCACTGTTCTTGATCGGGTTGTAGTTGCCGCGGATGTAGATCTCGGTGCCGTTCTTGGCGACGCGCGTAAATTCCCGGCAGATGAATTCGCCGTTGCGCAGCGTGTTCCAGAACGTGGTGTATTCGGCCGAATCCGCGTAGTCGCGGTCAAGAAACATCCGGTGTTTCTTGCCGACGATCTCGGCTTCCGTGTACCCCATCAGGTCACAGAAGTTCTTGTTGGCCTTGACGATCGTACCGTCGAGCTTGAATTCGATGATGGCCATCGACAGGTCGAGCGCACCGAGGATCTGGTTGGAATTGGATGCAAAGATGTTCAGCATGCGCTGCGATTCCCAAAACGATGGTTCAGGCGAGATTGCCTTAACAGACCATTGCATGCTGATCGTTAAAAATTGCCGAAATCCTCGGCGTTCTGGGCGTTCCAACGTTGAGGAGAACGGTCACGGATCGCGCAGTGACCGCCCAGGTGATAACATCGGCGCTATAGGAATTTAATCCTTGACGGTGTGACGGTGCTTTGCTATCCTTCAATCACAGTCAAAGATCTGTAGCCGGCGGCAAGCCGGTTGAAGACCTTTCAGTCAAAGTTGGCCCGGCTCCCTGCGCCGGGCCTTTTTTCGTTCAGACGCTGCCGTTGTGGTCGCGCCTTCGGGGGATCCTCCGAGGCGGGCATTGGCGCGTTGTGGAGGATGTTGTCATGCAAGGCTTAGAATGCGCCTCCGACAGTCGAGGCAGGCAAGGGAGCCTGGCCGAGGGTCTGGCGCCGTCCGATCCGTTCGATCCGGCATTTGCCGATCTCAGCCTGTTCGGCTGCTGGGCGATCGCACCTGCCTATGGCGAGGCGCTGCCGCAGGACGATCCGCTGGCAGACAGCGTGCGGGCGGTCGTGCTGGAGACGAAGTCGGCGGAGACGCCCGCGGTCGCTCCGGCGGAACAGCTGCGTCAGCTCCTGAACGAGATGACGGTGGAGATGCGCAAGCAGTTCGAGTCGTTCCGTGCGATGCGCGCTGCCGCCGACGCGGCGCTCCAGGGCGGCGACGAGGCGGCCGGCAAGCTGGCCCGCGCCGACATCAAGGCGGCGACCGACGCCATGTCGCTGATCGTCCGGACGCTCGAAAAGGTCGACAGCCTGCAGCGGCAGCTTGCCCGCGACCGCGAGGACGAGGCCGAGCGGGCGGTGGATGCGGGCGGGTATGGGGAGGCGGTGCGTGAGGTCGAGCGGCTTATCGAGGCACGCGCGCAGGAACGCTTTGAAGCGCTCTGTGTCGCCCGCGGCATTGATCGCAGCGAGCCCGGCGGTGCGCGAGGGGATCCGCCGGAACCGGCCGACACCGGGTGAAGACCAGGTCGCCGCTGTCCTGATCGAGCATGGTGAGGCGATGACCGACATCAGTGAGCTTCGGCAGTTCATGCTGGCTGGCCTGAAGGCGGGCGAGACGGCGCTTCCTCCGGGCCCCGATGAGGCCGATGCTGTGGCTTCGCCCCCCTCATCCGGTCCTTCGGACCACCTTCTCCCCGCGGGGGAGAAGGGAACAGCAAAGGCTGCACCTGGAGCTTCAGGGCAGGATGGGGGTCCTCTTCTCCCCACCGGGGAGAAGTCCCGAGCGGAGCGAGGGGATGAGGGGGTGTGCTCTGTGGCTTCGTCTCCCTCATCCGGTTTTTCGGATGACCTTCTCGAAAGGAGAGACAAGGGAGCGGTTGGCGCTGCGGCGGCCGTCATGGCGTTTCTGCAGCGGAACGAGGTTTATTGCCCGAGGCTGCAACGTGCGTGGAGTACCAGCGGCCGTGGCGACCAGAAGCCGCCCGATGGAGAGTGGCGGACATGGCTGCTGATGGGTGGGCGCGGGTCGGGCAAGACGCGGGCCGGGGCGGAATGGGTGCATGGGCTGGCAACCGCCGAGGCCCGCTCGGAGCTGCGCATCGCCCTGGTGGCGGAGACGCTGGGCGAAGCGCGCGAGGTGATGGTGGACGGCGTCTCCGGCATCTGCCGGATTGCGCGCAAGGACCGACCGGATTTCGAGATCTCCCGCCGGCGGCTGGTCTGGCCGAATGGGGCGATCGCGCAGATCTTCTCCTCGGAAGATCCCGAGAGCCTGCGCGGGCCGCAGTTTCATTATGCCTGGTGCGACGAGCTGGCGAAATGGAAGCATGCGGAGGAGACCTTCGACATGCTGCAGTTCGGGCTGCGGCTCGGGCAGGATCCGCGCCAGCTGGTGACGACGACGCCGCGGCCGGTGCCGCTCCTGAAGCGGCTGCTCTGCGATGCCGACACGCGATTGATGCGCATGCACACGCGCAGGAATGCGCAGAACCTGGCGCCGGGCTTCATCGCCGCGCTCGAAAAGCGCTATGGCGGCACGCGGCTCGGGCGCCAGGAGATCGACGGCGAACTGATCGAGGATCGCGAAGACGCGCTCTGGAAACGCGACGAGATAGAAGCCTGCCGGATCCGGGTGACGGATGCGCTGCGGCGGATCGTCGTGGCGGTTGATCCACCCTCCGGTTCCGGCGAGACCTCCTGCTGCGGCATCGTCGTGGCGGGGCTGGACGCGGGCGGTCGGGCGGTGGTGCTGGCCGATTGCTCCGTCGAGGGGATGAGCCCGGCAGGTTGGGCCAATGCTGTGACGATCGCCTACCGGCGGTTTGCCGCCGACCGGATCGTTGCTGAGGTAAACCAGGGCGGCGAGATGGTAGCGGCAATGCTGCGAAGCGTCGACGCGGCGCTGCCGCTGACGCTGGTGCGGGCGACGCGCGGCAAATACCTGCGCGCCGAGCCGGTGGCAGCGCTCTACGAGCAGCGTCGGGTGGTGCATGCGGGGCGGTTCGTGGAGATGGAAGACCAGATGTGCGATTTCGGCCCTGAGGGCCTTTCGTCAGGTCGATCGCCGGACAGGCTCGATGCACTGGTCTGGGCGCTGACGGCGCTCCTCATCGACGGGCAGGGGGAGCCGCGGATCAGGGGGATCTGACCGGAGCGATCACGCGCTCCGACCAGCTTGTCGATCACTCGGCGGCAGGCAGCGATTTTGCCGTCTGCGGCACGCTCTCGCGCATCTGGCGCCATTCGGACTCGAGCCGATCGAGGACGTGCTGGGGAATGGGCTGTGTCGGCTGCGGGGCAGGGACCTGGGGGTGCATCATCATGACTTCTCCTGTTCGAAAGGCCGAGCAAAACGCTTCTTTGAGCTGTTGGTTCCACAGGGTGAAGGAAATGTAAATCACAGGCTAAGCGCCTAAAACGATTTAGTTTTTCTAAACCGATTGAAACTTGCCCGTTTGGCGTCGGAGAGGGGACAACCATGAGACACGGCACGATCGACAGGGCTGCCTTCTTCGCCGAGATCCGCCTCGACCCGTTCGGTGGACGGCTGGCGAAGCGGCAGGTCGAGGGGCTCTCGGCCATTCTCGACCGCTGGCAGGCGCGGGTGGGCGACGGCGACCGCCGCCAGCTTGCCTATGTGCTGGCCACCGCCTTCCACGAGACGGCGGCGACCATGCAGCCGGTGCGCGAGACCCAGGCGAAGACTGACGCAGAAGCGATCCGCCGGCTTGAGAGTGCCTTCGCCGCCGGGCGGCTGGCGAGGGTGAAGACGCCCTATTGGCGTCCCGATCCCGACGGCCGAAGCTGGCTGGGCCGTGGCCTGGTGCAGCTGACGCATCGCAGGAACTACGACGCGATGTCGGCGGTCGTCGGCTGCGACCTCGTGGCCGAGCCGGCGCTGGCCATGCGCATGGACGTATCGGTGGCGATCCTGATCGAGGGCATGCGCCGTGGCAGTTTCACGGGCCGGCGGCTCGACGAGTTCTTCGCAGACGCCGTCGAGGACTGGCAGGGCGCCCGGCGCATCATCAACGGCACCGACCGGGCAGGTCTGGTGGCTGACCACGCGAAAGCGTTTGCGAGGGCACTGCGGAGCTGATCCCGGGTCGGGAAAGGCAGCGGAGCAGGCGGTCCGGACGACTGCATGGAACCGTGATGCGCCTCGCGTGGTTGCACCCTTTCTCTGGTGGTTTGGCAAGGACAGCATCATGTGGAGATGGTTCATCGACAACGCTGCCGTCGTCTCGGCGCTTTCGAGCCTGGCGATGCTGGGGGTCTGGATCCTCTACCTGCAGCTCTTCTACAGCAGCTATCGTCATCGGCAGCGGCCGAAGATCCTGATCACCCGGGGCGGCGGGCACACTATCAAGTCGCGCTGCATCCTGACCAACATGAGCCCGGAGATCGTCTTCATAGAGGCAGTCATCCTGAAGCTCAAGCTCAGGGACAGGGAGGTGCTGTGCTCGCTGAGCGACATCGACAGGGTCGGCCGCAAGGGCATGGACCAGCGCAGCGAGCTGTTCCAGGGGCCGCTTTCCAGCGGCGAGTACCTGGACCTTGGGACCTTCAAGGACCTGATCGTCGCGGCCATGCAGGAGGGCGATGCGGAGGCGGCGATCGAGAGCCTCGAGGAACTGGTGGTCACCGCCGTCGGCAGCTACACCTGGCATGATCAGCTGGCCGCCGCCGAACGATGCTTCAAGGTCCGCTCGGAGGGGTCACGGAAGTATCTCGACCCGGATCAGATCACCGCGCGGCAGATCCGTTCGCGCCGCGAGAAGCAGAACATCACCTACATCCTGGAAGAGCAGTCCAACCAGTTGAACCGGTACCTGGGCACGGGCAGGTCAGAGGTGCGCGAGTAACCGGTATCCAGGTCCTGCCGTCCAGCAAGGAGACAGAGACGATGAAATCTCCATTCAGGCTGCCGTGGTCTTCCACGAGCGGGCCAAGACGTGCGTCCGACGCAGTCGGTGTCGAGGCCAAAACGGCAGGCTTTGCGATCGTCGCCGGCGACGGCGTGGCCCATTGGTCGGGCCGCTCCTACGGGGCATTGTCGCGCTCAGGCTTCATGAAGAACCCGGTGGCGCATCGGGCGGTGCGGCTGGTGGCGGAAGCGGCAGCCACCGTGCCCTGGCTCGCCTACAGTGGCGATGCGGAGCTTGCCGACCATCCGGCGCTGGCGCTGCTGGCGCAGCCGAACGGACGCCAGGCGGGTCCCGATTTCTTCGAGGCGCTCTATGGCCACCTGATGCTCTCCGGCAATGCCTATGTGGAGCCGCTGCAGCTGGCGGGAACGCTGCGTGAACTGCATCTGCTGCGGCCCGACCGGGTGAGCGTGGTGGAGGCGCGCGACGGCTGGATCGCCGCCTACGACTACCGCGCCGGCCATGTGACGCGGCGGCTGCCGGCGGAGATCGCGCCGGGCAGCAAGGGAGTGGCGCTGCTGCATCTGAAGCTCTTCCATCCGCTCGACGACCATCTGGGGTTTCCGCCTCTGGGAGCGGCCGGTGCCGCGCTCGACCTGCACAATGCCGCCGGCGAGTGGAACAAGGCGCTGCTGGACAATTCTGCGCGGCCCTCCGGCGCGCTCGTCTACCAGCCGAAGGACGGCGGCAATCTGTCCGCCGATCAGTACGAGCGGCTGAAGGTGGAACTGGAGGCCGGCTATTCAGGCGCCGTCAACGCCGGGCGGCCGTTGCTGCTGGAAGGCGGGCTGGACTGGAAGTCGATGGGTTTTTCGCCCAAGGACATGGATTTCATCGAGGCGAAGAATGCCGCGGCGCGCGACATCGCGCTCGCGCTCGGCGTGCCGCCGATGCTGGTCGGCATTCCGGGCGACAATACCTATGCCAACTACCAGGAGGCGAACCGCGCCTTCTACCGGCTAACGGTGGTGCCGCTTTTGACCCGCACGGCGGCGAGCCTTTCGGCCTGGCTCTCGCAGGCCTATGGGGAGCTAATCCGTCTGGAGCCGGATCTAGATCGGATCGCCGGGCTGGCCGCCGAACGGGATGCGCTCTGGGCACGGGTCGGCGCGTCGGACTTCCTCAGTGACGAGGAGAAGCGGCAGGCGGTGGGCTATTGAGGTGTCTCAGGCCTTGGACGCAGCCAGGGGGCGCCTGGCGAGCCGGGCTCCGAGTGCCGATTTCAGCATCCGAGACAGGAACGACAGCACGGCGACATTGCCTGACCGAAGCAGGCGGATCGCTCTTCGCCGCTGTGCCTGGAGCGCAAAGCCGAGGCGGCTGAGATCTGCATCGAGCTTGATGTCGCAGGATCCCGATCCCGGACGCACGTAGATCAGGTACCAGAGGCCGACGGCCACCATGCCCATCAGCCCGGTGGCAATCAGCACGTCCGACAGGAAGTGGGCGCCGAAGGCGATACGGTTGAGCGCAGTCGCGGCGGCGAAGACGGAGAGCAGCACGAGGACGCAGCGCCGCCAGATCACGGGCACGAAGAAGGCGAGCGGGATGAGGCAGACAACGATGGCCGCCTCGCCCGAGACGAAGGAGCGGTCCTCGAAGAATTGGCCGCCCATGCTCCAGGCCGGCACGAATGGCTGGTCGCCGCCGAGTTCCAGGACGTTTCTCGGCCGGGCACGATCCCAGAACGGCTTCAGGATGCCGTTCACCAGCAGCCCTGGTCCGAGCAGGAAGAGGCTCGCGAAATAGACCGTGAATCGCGGCGAGAACAGGCAGGGCCGGCTCGGATAGCAAAGCTTCAGGATGAGGCCTGACAGCAGCACGATGGACAGCGTCAGCGGGAAATATTGGCCGATGGCGCGGAAGGTGTTCAGCGCCTCGATCTCGCCGGCGGGGAACCCGCGGCCTTCGACGTAGAACAGGCGGCTGACGGCCAGGTCGATCTGCGGAAAGGCCGACAGCAGCATCGACAGGATCGCCGTGAAGAGAGCCGAGAGGAGCAAAGGCTTCTCCCAGACGGTGCCGCGAGGCGCCTGTCCGGATTGCGCGACGTAGACCATGTTCATTCCCCCGTTTGAACGTGGGGTCAGTTAAGCCGAGTTCGATGTAGGCCGTGTGACGAAAGGCCGGTTTTGCAGGGCAGATTTTCCCTCCCACGCCAGACCACTGCTGGCGCGGCTGATGTATCAGGTGAAGGTGTTGATGCACTGCGTGAGGAAGCGCAATCGCGCTGTGAGCAAAAACCGTCAAGCGATTCCGATGACTCACGGAAACCGGTGCGGCCTCATCTGGCGAGAGGCGGCTTCTGCCGTCGCGCAAGCCCGGATGTCCAGGAGCGGCGCAGGATCATCTTAATTAGAAAAGGTTAATGAAAATGGCCGAATTCTCTCATGACGGCGGCCTGTGGACCGCGCGGCTGATCGGGGCGGTCTCCGGGGCGGCGATCTCGCTCGCCTATCTTCTGCCGAAGGACCGGCAGGAGGCGGCGGTGCGGTTTCTGACCGGGGTCGCGACCGGCATCATCTTCGGCGGCTCGACGGGCCTCTGGATCGCCACCCGGCTGGAGGTGGCGACACGCCTCTCGGCCGGCGAGATCATGCTGATGGGATCGGCGTTTGCCAGCCTCTGCGCCTGGTGGGGGCTTGGCGCGCTGGCGCGCGTTTTTGCACGCTACGGGCGGCGGGGACGGTAGGGCGGATTCAGCGCCACCGGGCTTGGCGTTCCCCTCCCGGCCTGCCGGCCACCCTCCTACAAAAGGTTTACTGACTTCAGAAGTCGACGAGTTCCAGCAGGATCCGCGGTCTGGCGCCAACCAGATAACCGATTGCCCCACCGAGGGGGAAGAAGAGCATGGCGCCGATTAGCCCGGCCATCAGCGCGCCGACCCAGGCGCCTCCGATAATGCCAGCGCCGGTCGTGATGATGGCGATGATGGCCTGAAGCTTACTCATACTGAACGAGATGTGGGTGGCACACTGTTCGTTCAAGAGCCCGATACCCAACCACCCCGGAGAAGTGTGGCCGGAAGGCCCGATGGGATTTGCAACATCGCAGGAGAATGCCAATGCACGCCAACCGCGGGCCGCGCACCGCCGTGCGCATGACGCACCGACCGAGCGGGCGCAAGTTCGCCAATCTGGAGCTCTCCGGCATTGCCGGCGACGGGACCTTTTCCGGCTATGCCTCGGTCTTCGGCGAGGTCGATCTCGGCAAGGACCGGATCGAGCGCGGGGCCTTTCTAAATTCGCTGGTCGAGCGCGGCGCCCGTGGCGTGCGCATGCTCTACCAGCATGATCCGGCCGAGCCGATCGGCGCCTGGACGGTGATCCGCGAGGACGCCCGCGGCCTCTATGTCGAGGGCGTGCTGTCGCCGGGGGTCGCCCGGGCGCGCGAGGTCTTCTCGCTGATGAAATCGGGTGCCCTCGACGGACTGTCGATCGGCTTCCGGACGGTCAAGGCGCGCAGCGATCCGAAGACCGGCGTGCGCCGCATCCTGGAGGCCGACCTCTGGGAGATCTCGGTGGTGACCTTCCCGATGCTGCCCTCGGCGCGCGTCTCCGACGTCAAGCAGGCGCGGTTCTTCCGGGACCGGGAAACCGAACTCGTCCGCCACATGCGGCGGGCGGCGAAGACGATGTTCAAATCCAGCTTCAAAGGAAAAGCGACATGACGGACAGGATGATGGTGGCTCCCGAGGTGAAGGCGGTGCCGGAGACGGTGACGGCGGCCTTCGAGGACTTCATGGAGGCCTTCGAGGCCTTCAAGGACGTCAACGACCGGCGGCTCGGCGAGATCGAGCAGAAGCTCACGGCAGACGTCGTGACGCGCGACAAGATGGAGCGCGTCAACCGCGCCGTCGACGAGCAGAAGAAGCTGCTCGACCAGTTGGTGCTGAAGAAGGCGCGACCGCCGCTCGGCTCCTCGCAGGGCCTAGGCCGCGAGCTGTCGCCGGAGGCGGAAGAACACAAGGCGGCCTTCGATGCCTATGTGCGCCGCGGCGAGGACGGCGGCTTGCGCGAGCTGGAGGCGAAGGCCTTCTCCGGTTCCGTCGCCGCCGACGGCGGCTACCTGGTGCCGCCGGAGACCGATACGGAAATCGGCCGGCGGATCTCGATCGCCTCGCCGATGCGGGCGCTGTCGACCGTCCGCACCGTCTCTTCGGCGGTGCTGAAGAAGCCGTTCGCGGCCACCGGCCTGTCGACCGGCTGGGTGGCGGAAACGGCGGCGCGGCCGCAGACCAACACGCCGCAGCTTTCCGAACTCTCGTTCCCGACCATGGAGCTCTACGCCATGCCGGCGGCGACGCAATCGCTGCTCGACGATGCCGCGGTCGACATCGAGGCCTGGATCGCCGGCGAGGTGGACATCGTCTTTGCCGAGCAGGAGGGCGACGCCTTCATCCGCGGCGACGGCGTGAACCGGCCGAAGGGGTTCCTGACCTATACGGCGGTGGCGGAAGCTGCCTGGACCTGGGGCAACCTCGGCTATGTCGCGACCGGTGCGGCCGGCGCCTGGAAGACGACCGGGCCCTCCGACACGCTGGTCGACGTCATCTATGCGCTGAAGGCCGGCCACCGCCAGAACGGCACCTTCCTGATGAACCGCAGGACGCAGGCCGATGTGCGTAAGTTCAAGGATGCCGACGGCAACTACCTGTGGCGCCCGCCGGCCAGCGCCGGCCAGCCGGCCTCGCTGATGGGCTTTCCGATCGCCGAGGCCGAGGAGATGCCGGATGTCGCCGCCAATGCGCTGGCGGTCGCCTTCGGCGATTTCCGCTCCGGGTATCTGGTGGTCGACCGGGCCGGCGTGCGCATCCTGCGCGATCCCTATTCCGCCAAGCCCTATGTGCTCTTCTACACCACCAAGCGCGTCGGCGGCGGGGTGCAGAACTTCGAGGCGATCAAGCTGGTGCGGTTTGCGGCCAGCTGAGGCTGGCCGCAGCGAATAGGGAGTAGCGAGTAGCGAATAGGCAGTAGGCAGTAGGCAGTAGGCAGTAGGCAGGGCTTGGCCTTTGTGTCGCTGCCACCGCCACTGCCACCGCCACTGCCACTGCCTACTGCCTACTGCCTACTGCCTACTGCCTGAAGCGCTCACTACCCTTCACCAAAGGACATCCCATGACCTACGCCCAGACCACGCCGCCCGCCGCGGAGCCGCTGACGCTTGTGGAGGTGAAGGCGCATTCGCGGCTGGATGGCGGCGAGGAGGATGCGCTGCTGCTCTCGCTGATCACCGTGGCGCGCGAGCATCTGGAGCGGGAGACGGGGCTCTGCCTCCTGGCGCAGTCCTGGCGGCTTTATCTCGACGACTGGCCGGGTGACGGCGTCATCCGGCTGGCGAAGTCGCCGGTGCAAGCGATTCAGATGATTACGGTTTACGATACCGACGGCGATCCGCTTCATGTGTCACTGGAAGATCATCTGCTCGACGGCGAGGGGCGGCCGGCGCGGCTTTGGCTGAAACATCCGCCGCCGCCGGGCCGGGCGATCAACGGCATCGAGATCGATTTTTCCGCCGGTTTCGGCGAGGCGGGGACGGATGTGCCGGGCACGCTGAAGCGGGCCATGCTGATCCACATCGGCCATATGTTCGCCTTCCGCGGCGTGCTCTCCCCCGACCAGCAGCCGGCCGGCATTCCCGACGGCTACGAGCGGCTGATTGCGCCCTTCCGGATGCGGAGGCTGTGACCCCATGCCGATCCTCTTCTTCGACCCCGGCCAGATGACGGCGCGGCTCGACCTCGAGACGCCGCAGGAGACGCCGGACGGTCAGGGCGGTGTAACCCTCGGCTGGACGGGGACCGCCTCGCTCTGGGCGCGGATCGAGCCGGTCTCGACCATGCTTTCGGAAGAGGCTGCGGCGGAGGCCGGACGGATCACGCACCGCATCTGGGTGCGGTTCCGCAGCGATGTCTCCGCCGGGCAACGCTTGCGCAAGGGCGCCCGCATCTTCCGGGTGAAGCTGGTGCAGGACCCGGACGAGACCGGCCGCTATCTCGTCTGCCAGTGTGAGGAGGATGCCCGATGACGGCCGCCAATGCCCTGCTTGTCGCCATCCACGCGCGGCTCTCCAATGACGCGGCACTGGTGGCGCTGATCGGCGCCGACGGCATCCGCGACCGGCTGCTGCCGCGCCCGGCGCTGCCCTGCATCGTCTTCGGCGAGGTGGAGACGCGCGATTATTCGACGGCGACGGAGGCGGGCGAGGAGCACCGGCTGATGCTGGAGGTCTGGTCGGAGGCGGAAGGGCGACGGCCGGCCGAGGAGATTGCCGGGCGGCTGCGGGCGCTGCTGCACGATGCGGCCCTGCCGCTGGCGGGCCATGTGCTGGTGAGCCTTTCCCATCTGCGCACGCGCACCGGTCGGCAGCCGAAGGGCAGACTGTTCATGGCCGAGCTGCAGTTTCGGGCGGTGACGGAGTGACGGGCGGGCGAGCGTGCGCCTGCCGCACGAGCCGGACCAGGAGGACGATCGAGAGGAGCGCGACGCAGGCGAGTCCTCCGGCAAACATGACCGCCGCCTGATAGCCGAGACGGTCGAGAAGCGCGGTGAAGATTACCGGGGCGCCCGCATTGGCAAGGTTCTGCGGCAGCGAGAGCCGCGCCGATTGGAGCCCGAATTCACGCGGCGAAAAGAGCGCCAGCGGCAGGACGGCGCGGGCGACGGCAAAAATGCCGGAGCCGAAGCCGTAGAGGATCATGAAGAGCCAGAGCCCGGCGGTGGAGCCCGGCATCAGGAGCAGCAGGGCTACTCCGCCGAGGATCAGCAGACAGCCGGCGGAGGCCGTGAGGAGCGGACTGCCGCGTTTGCCGAGCAGCATGTCGAGGAAGCGGGCGGAGATGCCGAAGACGCCGCGCGCGGCGGCGAGCTGCAGCGCCAGTTCCGGTGTCGCGCCCGCCTGCTGCAGCAGTTCGAGCAGCGCCGGCGCCAGCCCGAAGGTGACAAAGGAGCTGATGGTGATCGCCGTGGCGACGAGCAGGAAGGCGGTTCTGCGCTCCGGCTCCGACAGCGGCACCGGCGGCAGCTGCGCCTGGGCCTGCGTCTCCGCTGTGGCCGCGGAGGGCTTCGGCAGCGCGAAGAGATAGAGCGGCAGGCAGACGAAGAGCTGCAGCGCGGCGCAGGCGGCGAAGGTGAGCCGCCAGCCGACGAGATCGTTGAAGAGCGCCAGCAGCGGCCAGAAGATGGTGACGGAAAGCCCGGTGAACAGCATCAGGATGGCGATCACGCGTTTGGCATCCTGTCCCTCGCGCTCGACGACGGCGGTATAGGCCGGCGCCGACAGGCCGAGCGCGCCGCCGAGGCCGATGACGATCCAGGCGAGGATGTACATGGCGGCATTGGTGCTGATTGCCAGAAGCGCGAGGCCTGCCGCGAAAGCTAAGGCGCCGAGTGCAAGCACGCGTGCAGCGCCGTGGCGCTCCAGCAGACGACCGACCTTGGGGCCAGCCAGCGCGCTAACGATCATCATCACGGTGAGGCCACCGAAGATCACCTCGTTGGGGAGGGCAAGCTCCGGCGCGATAATGCGGCCCATGACGCCGAGCACTTCGAAGCTGGTGCCCCAGCCGATGAGCTGCGTCACGGCAAGGACGGCGATGGTCTGGGCGGAACGTCTGGTGAGGAATGCCATGGGGGCCGGAATCGCGGAAGGGTGATGCAGGCTTAGCAGCCCGCGGAGGCCGACAGAAGCAAGATTTCAACAGCATCGGCGCCCGCGACGGCGCCTTTTTCTTTTCCGGGAAAGGGAAAAACATGGTGGCGCAGAAGGGCAAGGACCTGCTGCTGAAGATCAGCAATGGCGGGACCTATGTGACGGTGGCGGGGCTGAGGTCTCGGCGGCTGTCGTTCAATGCCGAGACGGTCGATGTGACCGATGCCGAGAGCGCCGGGCGCTGGCGCGAGCTGCTCGGCGGCGCCGGCATCCAGCGGGCCTCGCTGACGGGGGCCGGCATTTTCAAGGACCAGGCGAGCGATGCGCTGGTGCGCGCCTCCTTCTTTGCCGGCACGATCCTTTCCTGGCAGGTGCTGATCCCGGACTTCGGGACGCTGACGGGGCCGTTCCAGATCACGGCGCTGGAATATTCCGGCGAGCACAACGGCGAGATCCGCTTCGAACTGGCGCTGGAATCGGCCGGCAGCCTGACCTTTGCGGTGCTCTGATGGCGCCGGGTGGACGGGCAAACGCGCGCCGCGGCGAGGTGGAGGCGATGATCGACGGCGAGCGCCGGGTGCTCTGCCTGACACTCGGCAGCCTCGCGGAACTGGAGACGGCCTTCGGGGCCGCCGACCTGCAGGGGCTGGCGGAACGCTTCTCCTCCGGCCGCATCAGGTCGGCGGACATGATCCGCATCCTCGGGGCTGGCCTGCGCGGCGGCGGCAATCTCTATTCCGACGATGAAGTGGCAGGCATGAGCGTTGACGGCGGGGTGACGGGGGCGGCCGGCGTCATCGGCGCGCTGCTGGCGGCGACGTTTGCCGGGCCGCAGGAGGCGGGGCAGGCGGGCCGCCCGGACCCCTGAGTGCCGCAGCCGGCAAGGGTGCCGGGGCAGAGCCGTTTCCCTGGGAGACGGTGATGCACGCCGGCCTCTGCCTGCTGCGGCTTTCCCCGGATGTCTTCTGGCGCCTGACGCCGGTGGAGTTTTTCGCGATGACCGGAGGCTTGAGGCCGCAACCGCCGGGGATGGGGCGGGAGGGGCTGGAGGGGTTAATGGGGCGGTTTCCGGATGGCGGGTAGGGGGGGTGAGAAGGGTGGTGGTGGTTGCGGGTTGAGGTGATGCTCGCCTTGGCGCTCTGTTGAGGTTGGGAGGCATGGCAGGAAAGTCTCACTAGGCCGAATGTGAAGGCATAGTTTTATGCAATTGATCGCGTCTCTTTGAAGATGCGGGCGATTTTGTCTCGTTTCTTGCGGCCCATCATCAGTCCGACCACGAGAAGGATGGTGCCGCCTATTATTGAACACGTACAAACCGCCAATATCGGCGTAATGGTGAAAGTTTCCATGCCTAGAGCCTTATCGATTCCGAGCCAAAGAGCACCAGATAAGAGAAAAAGCCCAATAGACGAAAGGGTCGTCTCCATGCCATCGAAGGTCAAGATATCTTCAAGATCGCTTCTATTCACGGCAATTATCTCCTGCTGCCTCTCAAGGTAATTATGCTTGATCCTTGCACCTTCATATAGGGGCTCTAAATTGGAGATACCCTTAGACATTGTCAGAGGCCTTCTCCACGAACCTTGACATAAGGCCTTGAGCAAACTGGACAAATAGACTGTAGCTCCGGCTAGCATGCTCGCCGGTTTGTTTAGTCATCTCCGGGTTCTGACCGTGCGTAACGAACTCCCACTGCAGGAAGGCTGCATAGCTTCTGTGCATCTCTGCGAGCGAGTTGATGAGAAGTTCGATGTCCCTCTTGCTGAGTGAAACCTCATTTGCCGCATCGTCCGGCAAAGAATTGAACGTGGCCACTAACTCTGGCGGTAGTCCTACCGCATCCGTATCAAAAGTTTCCATCTTCGCTCCCGTGCTGCACTGAACGAGGATCATCAAATGAGATCAGGAGTCAACGTAGACCACCGTTATCTTGGGCTGGAATGACGGCGGGAGCCATCTGCCAATAAAAGGCGGAAAGATCACCTCAGCCCGATGAGCAGCTGCCACAACGAAGGACACCCCCATGGAAGACGACGACATCTCGTTTGCCGACACGCTCGGCGAGGCGGAGCAGCTGGCGGTGGTGATGACCGACCTGGAAGCTAGGTCGCAGCGGTTCGGGGCGGCGCTGACGGGGGCGCTTCGGTCGGCGACGGCGGGCGGCAAGGGGCTGGAGGATGTCCTGCGGGGGCTGGGCAGCCGGTTGAGCGACATTGCGCTCTCGACCGGACTGAAACCGCTGGAGAATGCGTTGGGCAAGGCGATCGGCGGCATGGTCGGCTCCGTCGTGCCCTTTGCCGAGGGCGGCGTGGTGCGCTCGCCGAGCTTCTTTCCGATGGGCGGTGGCGATCTGGGGCTGATGGGCGAGGCGGGCGCCGAGGCGATCCTGCCGCTCAGGCGCGGGCCGGATGGGGCGCTGGGGGTGGCGGCGGGCGGCGGTGGCGGGGCGGCGCAGATCGTCTTCAACGTGACGGCGACCGATGCGGCGAGCTTTCGTCGGAGCGAGGGCCAGATCACCGCCATGCTGGCGCGCAGCGTCGGGCGCGGCCAGCGCGGCCTCTGATCGGCATTCAACGACATTCGATGACTGTTGCGACGACATTGGCGGAGATGCTGCGATGACGGGTTTTCACGAGGTCCGCTTTCCCTTGCGGCTGGCGCTCGGGACGAGCGGCGGGCCGGTGCGGCGCACCGATATCGTCAACCTCTCCAACGGCCGCGAGAACCGCAATGCGCGCTGGCGCGGCTCACGGCGCAGCTATGACGCGGGCTCCGGCATCCGGTCGCTCGCCGACCTCTATGCGGTGCTCAAGTTCTTCGAGGCACGCAGCGGACGGTTGAACGGTTTTCGGTTTTGCGATCCGCTCGACGCGACGTCGCGGGCGCCCGGCGAAGCGGTGACGGCGACCGACCAGCTGATCGGCACGGGCGACGGCTCGGCCGCAAGCTTTGCGCTCTCCAAGACCTATGGCGATGCCGGTGGCGGCTGGGTGCGGGCGATCGCCAAGCCGGTGGCGGGGACCGTGCTGGTCTCCGTGGACGGCCTGGCCAAGGCGCCGGCGAGTTTTGCGGTGGACGCGACGAGCGGCTGGGTGACCTTCGCGGCGGGCCATGTGCCGGGGCCGGGCGCGGTGGTACGGGCAGGCTTCGCGTTCGACGTGCCGGTGCGCTTCGACACCGACCGCATCGAGGTCAATCTCGCGCATTTCGACGCCGGCCGCATTCCGACCATTCCGCTGACGGAGATCATGCCATGAGAGAGGTTCCGGCCGCGCTTGCCGCCCATCTTTCCGGCGATGCGACCACCACCTGCCACGGCTGGCGGGTGACGCGCCGCGACGGCGTGGTGCTGGGCTTCACCGATCACGACCAGGATCTGGAGTTTGCCGGTACCGTCTTCCTCGCCGCCAGCGGTTTTTCCGGCAGCGAGGTGGAGACGGCGACGGGACTTGCCGCCAGTGCCGACGAAGTGGCGGGCGGATTTTCGAGTGAGGCGATCAGTGAGGCGGATCTGGTGGCAGGGCGCTACGACGGCGCCCGGGTCGAGCGCTATCTGGTCAACTGGGCAGAGCCCGAGGCGCACATGCTGCTCGATGTCCGCGAGGTGGGCGAGGTGGTGCGGTCAGGTTCTGCCTTCACGGCGGAGCTGCGCAGCATGGCGCATCGGCTGGCGCAGCCGCAGGGCCGCGTCTACAACCGCCGCTGCGACGCCGAGTTCGGCGACACCCGCTGCGGCGTCGATGTTTCGGCCTGGCGGGGGAGCGGGACGGTGGTTTCGGTGACCGGCAGCAGCGGTCTTATTGCCGAGGGGCTGGCCGCCTTTGCGGAGAACTTCTTCGGGCTCGGCATGCTGATGCTGGGCGACGGGCGGCGGATCGATATCGAGACCCACCGCCGCCTGCCGGACGGTCGGGCGGAGTTGACGTTCTGGCTGCCGTTCGATGGCGTGCTGGAGGCCGGCCAGGGTTTCACGCTCACGGCTGGCTGCGACAAGACGTTTTTCACCTGCCGGTCGCGCTTTGCGAACCAGCTGAACTTTCGCGGCTTCCCGCATGCGCCGGGAAGCGATTTTGCCTATTCCTATGCGGCCGGCGAAGGCCAGCACGACGGCGGGCCGATCTTCCGATGAGCGGGCATGGGGCGCAGGTGGGAGAACGGGTGGTGGCGCTGGCCGAGGGCTGGATCGGCACGCCCTATCGGCACCAAGGGGCGACCAAGGGCGTCGGCTGCGACTGCATCGGGCTCATTCGCGGGATCTGGCGCGAGCTCTACGGCGTGGATCCCGGACCGGTGCCGCCCTATGCGCCCGACTGGGCGGAGCGGGCCGGCGAGGAGCGGCTGCTCGACGCGGGATTGCGCCTGTTCGGGCAGGCCGTGCCACTCGGGGAGGCTGAGCCGGGCGACCTGCTCCTCTTTCGCTGGCGCAGCGGCTGCGCGGCCAAGCATGCCGGCATTCTGGCCGACGAACGCCACTTCATCCACGCCTACGAACAGGCGGCGGTGACGCGCTCGGCGCTGGTGCCCTCCTGGCGCCGCAGGATCGCCGCGGTGCACCGGTTTCCGGCGGTTCAGCGAGATTGAAAAATCGCATCAGGTGGCGTATGTTTTCGGAGTGGTGAGCGAGGCTGTAACCTCGCCCACCGTTTTGCTTACGCGAAGAACATGACCCGGGCGGTGATAAGCCAGCCCGTCCGGGTTTTTCTTATCGCAAGCACGACGCCATTCAGCCTGAGCTTCATAGCATCCTCCTGAGGTTGAGCGCAGGGCCTCTGCCAAGGTCGGTGTGGCCCATCCTCACCGACACGCCGGCTGGCACGGCGCCTTCTGCTTCTGCTCTTAACCGGAGACAGCATATCAAGCAGCCTGAACGTGTGGCGAGTCGTTCACTCGCGTTGAGCGGGATGAGCGAGTGTATCAGCACAGCGGGTTCCGGCGGCGCGGCCGGATTGAAAATGCGCATCAAGTGGCGTATGTTTTCGGAGTGGTGAGCGAGGCGGTAACCTCGCCCACCTTGGACTTATCTGAGGAATGTTACCCGGACGGTGAGTGACCAGCTCGTCCGGGTAATCCTCAAGGTAAGCGCAATGCCAATCGGCGTTCGCCTCATAGCACTACCTCCAAGTTCGAGAGCAAGGCCTTTGCCAAGGTCGGTGGGGCCCATCCTCACCGATCCGCCGGCTGGTCACGGCGCCTCTGCTTCTGCTCCCAAACATTTCCACCGTATCACAATCTAAGCGGGCATCCAGGTGGTGCTGCAAGGGGTGACGCATGGCCACCATTCTGCTTCAGGCGGCGGGCGCGACGCTCGGCGGCGTCTTCGGGCCTGTCGGCGCGATCCTCGGTCGGGCGGCCGGCGGGCTGGCCGGCAGTGTTGTTGACCGGGCGATCATCAATGGCGGGCGGACGATCTCCGGCGCGCGGCTGGCGACGGCGCGGATACCGGGGGCAGACGAGGGCGCGGCGATCAACCGGGTCTACGGGACAGCGCGCATCGGCGGCACGCTGATCTGGGCGACGCGGTTCGAGGAGGAGGTCAGGCGCGAGCGCTCCGGCGGAAAGGCGACGGGCCCGAAGGTCGAGACCTTCCGCTATTACGCCAATCTCGCCATTGGACTTTGCGAGGGCGAGATCGCCGGGGTGCGGCGCGTCTGGGCCGATGGCCGGGAGCTCGACCTGACGGGCATAGAGATGCGCGTCTATCGCGGCGACGCGGCGCAGCTGCCCGATCCGCTGATCGAGGCAAAGCAGGGCGCGGGGAATGCGCCGGCCTATCGGGGGCTCGCCTATGCGGTCTTCGAGCGCCTGCCGCTCGATGCCTTCGGCAACCGCATTCCGCTCCTGCAGTTCGAGGTGCTGCGGCCGGTCGGAGAACTGGAGCGGCAGATCCGGGCGGTGACGATCATTCCGGGCGCAACCGAGCATGGCTATGCGACCGATCCGGTGACGGAGAAGACCGGCGAGGGCAGTGCCCGGATCATGAACCGTCACGCGCTGACGGCCGGCACTGACTGGCAGGCGTCGCTCGACGAGCTGACGGCGCTGTGTCCCAACCTCGAGCGCGTGGCACTGGTCGTCGCCTGGTTCGGGACGGACCTCCGGGCAGGGCAGTGTCGCATCGTGCCGGGCGTCGAGACGGCGCATCGGGACGAGGAGAGTGCTTCCTGGTCAGTGGCGGGAATGGCGCGCGAGGATGCCTACCTCGTCAGCACGCACAACGGCGGCCCCGCATATGGCGGCACGCCGAGCGATGGAAGCATCGCCCAAGCGATTGCCGATCTGAAGGCGCGTGGGCTGGAGGTCTATCTCTATCCCTTCGTGATGATCGACATTGCGCAGGGCAATGGGCTGCCTGACCCCTATGGCGGCGCGGAGCAGGCGAGCTATCCCTGGCGGGGTCGCATCACCTGCCATCCGGGGCCGGGCCAGCCGGGCAGTGCCGACCGGACGGCGGCGGCGCGGGCGCAGGTGCTGGCGTTTTCGCAAGGGGCGGAAGGCTATCGGCGGATGGTGCTGCATTATGCGCAGCTGGCGGTGTCCGTCGGCGGCGTCGACGGCTTCCTGCTCGGCTCCGAACTGCGCGGGCTGACCCAGCTGCGCGACGGCGGGGGTGCCTTTCCCTTCGTGGAGCAGCTGGTGCAGCTCGGGAGTGATGTGCGGGCGATTCTCGGGCCGCAGACGAAGCTGACCTATGGCGCCGACTGGAGCGAATACTTCGGATATCAGCCGCAGGATGGCTCGGGCGACCATGTCTTCCACCTCGATCCGCTCTGGGCGTCTGCGGCAATCGATGCAGTCGGTATCGACAACTACATGCCCCTTTCCGACTGGCGCGACGGCGACCTGTCGGAGGCCAATCCGGATGGCTTTCGCGTGCCCGACGACCTTGCGGCCATGCAGGGGCAGATCACGGCAGGCGAGGGGTTCGACTGGTACTACGCGAGTGAGGCAGACAGGAACGCGCGCATTCGCACGCCGATCACCGACGGGACGGCAGGCAAGCCCTGGGTGTTCCGCTTCAAGGACATCGCCGGCTGGTGGGGCAACCTGCATTATAATCGCGCTGGCGGTGTCGAAGTGGCCCAGCCGACGGCTTGGCTGCCGGGGATGAAGCCGGTCTGGTTCACCGAACTCGGCTGCGCTGCGGTCGACAAGGGGGCAAACCAGCCGAACGTTTTCGTTGACGAGAAATCCGCAGAAAGTGCGGCTCCCTATTTCTCCAGCCGTGCCCGGTCCGATGCCATGCAGCGGCGGTTCCTGGAGGCGCATCACCGGCACTGGAGCGGGCAGGCGCCCGCCGGTCCCGTCGACCCAGGCCGGCTGTTCGCCTGGACCTGGGACGCGCGACCCTATCCGGCCTTTCCCGCCAACAGCTCGGCCTGGAGCGACGGCGGCCACTGGCGCGCCGGGCATTGGCTGAACGGGCGGCTGGGGGCGACGACGCTCTCGGATGCGATCGCCGCAATCCTGACCGATCACGGCTTTGCGGATTTCGACGTGTCCGAGGTGACGGGCGACCTGACCGGCTATGTGCAGGCGGAGGTGACATCGGCACGGGCGCTTCTGTCGCCGCTGCTCGAGGTCTTCCGCATCGATGTCGTCGAGGATGCCGGCCGGCTGCGGTTCCGGTCGCGCGGCGCGGCCAGCATGCCTGCACATGCGGTAGAGGTGCTGGCGGACGTCGAGGACGAGGCGCTGTGGACGGAGACGCGCGGTCACGACAGCGATTTTGCCGCCGAGGTGGTGATCGGCTCCTACAATCCCGCACTCGACTACGAGCAGGCCAGCGCCCGCTCGCGGCGGACGCGGACGGGCAGCCAGCGGGTGCTGTCCTACGACCTGCCGGCGGTGCTGGCGGAGGAGACGGTGCTGGCAGCCGCCGAGGCCGCGGTCCGCGACCAGTGGGTCTCGCGCAAAAGCCTCAGCCTGGCGATTTCGCCGGCGCAGATCGCACTGCAGCCGGGCGACGTCATCCGCCTGCCAGAGGTGGCCGGCACCTTCATCGTCAGCCGGATCGAGGAGGGCGACATGCGCCGCATCGAGGCGCGTCAGAACGCCGCCTTTACGCCCGCGGCGCCGATCGGCGACAGCGGCCAGCCGGGCGACGGCGAGTCGGCGTCGGACGGGTTTGCGCCGCTTCTCCACCTTCTCGACCTGCCGCGCTATGCGAGTGGGCCGGCGGAGGAGTTTGCGCGGGCAGCCGGGCTCTGCCGGCCCTGGCAGCGGATCCTCCTGTCATCCTCAAGCACAACCGAAGGCTATGCACTGCGGGCGGCGCTCGATCGACCGGCCCGCATCGGCCGGCTGACGCAGCCGCTTCTGCCGGGGACCATCTCGGGGCGGTTCGATCGGCAGTCCGTGATCGAACTGGAGCTGTTCTTCGGCGGCCTGTCTTCCGCTGCCGCGCAGGCGGTTCTTGCCGGCGAGAACCGCCTGGCGGTGCGGTCCGGGAATGGCGGCTGGGAGATCGTCGCCTTTGCGCAAGCCGAAGAGATCGCGCCGAATCGCTGGCGGCTTGCCAGGCTGTTGCGCGGACTGGCGGGAACGGAGGATGCCATGATCGCCGGTGCGCCGACCGCTGCCGCCGTGGTGCTGCTGGACGAGGCGGTGGTGCCGCTGGGACTTGCCGCAGACGAACGCGGTCGCAGCCTGAACTGGCTGGCGGAAGGGACGGCTGCATCGGCCGGCCGCGTCGGTCCGTTCGCCTTTGCCGGCGGACTGCGGGCGCAGACGCCGCTGGCGCCGGTGCATCTGCGGGCCAGGCGCGGTGACGCCGGCATCGCGATGTCCTGGATACGCCGTGGTCGTATCGACGCGGACGACTGGGAGGCGGCCGAGATTCCACTCGACGAGGCGGAGGAGGGATACCGTATCGACATCCTCGACGGATCGGCGGTCCGACGCACGGCGGAAGTCACTGCGCCACGATTTTTCTACGACGAGGCGCTGGAACTCGACGATTTCGGGGCGTTGCAGACGTGCCTTGCGATCCAGATCCGCCAGAAAGGCCGCGCGGTACCGCTGGGGCTGCCGGCGCAGGCGATTATTTCAATCTAGGCAAAGGAGAAGGGCATGGACGGGACAAAACAGTGGTACCGGTCGAAGACCGTGTGGGGAGCATTGATTGCGGTGGGCGCTTCGCTGCTGCAAACGGTCGGCGTCGATCTGACGCCCGATGTGCAGAATGACCTGGCCGACCTGGCGATCGCCGCCGGCGGGGTCATCGGCGGCGCGCTGTCGATCTACGGGCGGATCTCGGCCAGCGCGGCCATCGGTCGCTGATCTCCGGCTAAAGCAATGGGCGGGAACAACGTTACCGCCCATTCATTTGCCATTCAGACGGTCTTGGTTACATAGTTGCCATGTAATCGGATCTGACCGATCCACTCTGACCATGGACTGAAATACGATGGCGCGACTGCCGATCCCAGCGATGATCATCGCCGGCCTTGCCGGTGTGGCGGCCTTCGAACCGGCCGCGGCTCAGGACTATCTGGTTCTCGCTGCTGCCGATTGCGGTTCCGCAGCCTCACGGGTCGTCAGTGACACTGGTGGTCAGCTGTTGTCCGCCCAGCCTTCCTCCGATGGCCAGACCTGCGTCGTCACCGTCCTGGTGCAGGGCAGTGGCAATGAGCGGCCACGCAAGGTAACGGTGCGGGTACCGATGTAG